TTTCTTCTGCTTTAACATATGCTTCTCCTAATGCTTTAACGATTAATTGAACGATATTAAACGGACTATCATCGCGTAATTGCATTGAAAACGGCACAATCGCGGCTAAAAGATAAGGGGTTAAAGAGATTTGATTAAACTGCATAGACGAAGTCGCCTTTGCTACGTTTTCAGATCCCCATTGAGCAAGAGGTTTTGACTCGATACCAGAAATATTTAACTGATTTGTCTTCATGGCTGACATATCAATTAGTGTAGATCTTGCTTTAATAACTGCTCTATCTTCCAATAAAGGCACAAGGTAATTGTATAAAAGAGTTGGCACAAGGTTACCACCCATATTGGCAGTTCCCTCAACTAATGGCTGAAACTTCTCAACCATACCATTCTCTAATTTATTATAACTATCTTGCATTCCTTTTACGTTTCTGGTTAGTAAAGCTCTAAACCATTCTCCAAGTTCGTTAGTATTTTCATCGCACTTAGCTTTGACAAATTTGCCATTACCAAGTTGATATAGCTTAATCTCACGATTAGCAAACTTAACATTCTTATTGAGTGATTTATTTAGCTTTGCCTTTTTATTCTTGATCTTTTTAGGCTCTTTGTTAGAGGCTAAAATATCTTTAAGGCCATCGGTAATCTTTGCTCCGATTTGTTCAGCTAATTTCTCTGGTGTTAATGCTTTCTTTTTTTTCTTCATGCTAATTTTCCTTTTTTACTTTATGGATCGCAATTTCTATTGCGCGATCCACAGTTCGCAAGGCCTCTAAAACACCATTGGTCTTTTTAGCTTTGCGAGATCCGACCTTTTTGCTACCCTTTTTTTTAGGCTCTGGCTCTGTTTCGTCCAGAACACCTTTTAAGGTAGAGATTGCGTTTCTAAGCAATAATCTTTTTTCCTCTGACAAATATCTCTTTTTCGGCTTACTCTTGATTTTCTTCTTTGTCTTTTTAACTTTTTTATTCTTTGCACCTTTCAAATCCTTAATCAATTTATTTTCATCTTTAATAAAACTCTTATAATCTAAACTCAATCTTGCTTCGGGGTTAGCCGGAACATTAACCATTGAGATCTCTAACAATTCCATTTTCTTAAAAGTATCTGTTTCATCGTCAAATTCCAACGGCTTAAAACCAACAGAAAAAGTATTTAGAAAACCACCTCTAACTAGATCGGCAACTTTCTTTGCAAAATCATTTTCTTTTTCAGCAAATTCAGCATCAAAAACAAGACGTCCTTTGCTATCTACTTCAATGTTATTTACTTTGCCAATCGGTAAACTCCAAGCATCATGCGCCCACAATAATCTTGGTGCTTTCTTAAAGTTTTGTAATTTCCAACCATTAGGATCTAAAATTTCTCCATCTCTATCTGTTGCGCCTGTTGATCCAACTGCGCCGTTAATCATTCCATTTTCTTTTACTGTTTTTATTTGACCTCTAGCAAATACTTTTTTTAACATGATTTTGTTAGAAACTTGAGCATTATATCAAATTATTTTGGTATAATAATCTTATTCCATAATTATTATTTATTTCAAAACAGGTATTGTAGTGCAACGGCAACTAGCATGTAATGGTGGTTGCTCTACATCTCCATAATTTAAGTCCATTGGCCTATCTGCATTGCCCTCATAACTATCTCCCTTATCAAAATAGTTACTATCTAATCCCACTATCTTCCCGTCCATCGGAGCGCAATAATCACATAATCTTTCATCTGGTGTTACTAACCATTCCTTTGCTTCAACTACATCTGATTGCTTATAGGCCTCTACTGTTCCAAAATTAGATGATCTTGATACTTCTGTTCTGGCTATGATATTTGATCTGGTAATTCTTGCATCGCTATAAATTCTTCTAATTCTACTACTAATTTGAGTTAGATCTTCTCCGGCTTCTTCTCCCTCTGCAATAGCTTTAGCAAGTTTCTTTTTAGTAACCTTATTTATCTCATTAGTAAATTTCAATCCCTCTTTTTCTAGGTAAATTGCAACTTCATTTGCACTCATATCAAATGGCATAACTCCTAATAATGCCATTGCGTCTGTGCCATGTTCTTTTATTAATGCTTCAACAATCGGACTAAACATTGTTATTGCTATTTGAGTTTCTGCTTTAATATCAAATCTAACAGAAGCGCTTTTAATATCTTTAACTGATTTTAATGTAGGCAATACTCTTTTCTCTTGGCCTCTAAAATAATCAGATAAACTTCTTCTAAATAATCCCTCCTCGCGATCTGCTCTCTTAATATGATTGATCGCATACTTTTCCCTTTGATCCTTTGTAAAAAAACTTTTCTTTTTCTTGCTTTTCTTTTTTTTCTTCTTCTTAATTTTTTTATCTTTAGTGATTTTATCTTTGAATACTGTTTTTGATAATGTTACTAGCTTTTTTGAAATGTTGCCTTTAACTTTCTTCAAAACATCATTAATAACTTCCTGTGAAGTTCTTCTTTGCCTTGTTATGTTAGTTGTAATACTTTTTTTACTTTCCGGTGCTTCTCCAATAGGTATCATATTGACAGGTGCAAATAACATCTCTCCTCCCTCAAATTCTGAATACCCCTCTAATTCTCTAACTTCGTTTGGACTTAACCAACCATTTTTTAATCCACTCTCATAATACTTTAACATTAATTCTGTATCTCTCATTGTTGGATCTACAAAATCAAAAAAGTATTCGTCTTTATCATCAAAATCTGGCAATAAAAATTCATTCAAATAAGATACAAATTTTCTATACTTAGGAACAATAGTATTTTGTATAAATATCTGGCTATGCACTTCTGCATTAGCTTTGTTTACATCTTCTGCTAACATGATCCCTTTAGGTATTCCAAATGCAAGAAAAATCTCATCTCTACTCATTTTCCTTTGCTCTATAAAGTCCATATCTTTCTGGCCAAATCCAATTTCCTTAAATTCAGCGCCTTTCCCATTCTTTCCTCCCTCTAAAATTGCTAGTCTATGTGCATTCTCTTGGCCACTATGCCCGGCTTCCCATTGAGCTTTAATTCTCTTGTATTGCGCTTCTCCCATTGTCCCGGGATAAGTAATAATCCCGTATGGCTTAGCAGAGTTCTTAAAGAAATTCCAATTCCATTTAGACGCTTGGTTGTCTGTGGCAATAGCATATTCAGCGCCTTTTACTGACGACATGCCCCTATAAGGATTGATAGGATTAGGATATTTGAAATGTATAATCTCATCAGCATCAAAGGTTATTTCTTGGCTTGTTCCCGGCACTCTATAAACATAAGATTTAACAAATGTATCATCTCCCGGAACAACTGACATATTAGATGGTAGTAAATATGGATAAATAGATATTGGCTTTCCACCCTCTCCTTTTATTTTCCACCAAAAACATTCTCCGGCTAATTCCCAAACTAAACTTGTATATTCAAAAAGATCGTATCTTGTCATGTAATTGTTTACACGATCCAATAGATCCAATACTTCTGCTGTTGGTTGCTTCTTTAATTCTCCTTTATTTTTTCTTTTATAAAGTTCTAATTGTAAATTTGCCATCTCGTCTTTAATTTTATTTACACAAGCATATACCCATGATCTATAAGAATTTAATTGTGCCATTTGATCCATAGGAGCAGGTTCAGGTAACCCATAAGCTGTTTGAGGTGTAAATGGAATTATCTTTTTTTTAGGCCTTTGAGTTTCAGCTTTTATTTCTGGCCTAATTCCTAATACTTTTTCGCTTAAAAATTGTTGTATTCTATTCATGTTATAAAAAAAACAGAGAGTCGCAAAAAAATGTTTGCAAACTCTCCGTTTAGTGATGAGTTTAGTTATATCGTATTTGTCTTAATTATAAATTACCATCTATTTTCTGTCAATGGTGTTTCCTCTTTTTTATCCACAACCACATCAAATCTAACAGATTTAACCGGATTAAGCAGTTTAACAGGCTCTCCCTCCATTATGCAGAGTTGTCCCTCTGCATAACCAACTTTCCGGCAAAATTCTAAAAACTGCCTCTCTGTCTTTGATACTAACATGTTTACTTTTATTTTTTTCTTTCTTGACATAGTTTTATTAGATCTGTAAATTCTATTACTGATTGTTTTATATCGCATTTCTCTTTGATAAATTTCAAATTCTTTTCTGCTTCTTTATTCCTCTCATCTGGATCCATAAATCTCTCCATTTCTTCTAAATCGTTTGCTACCGGCATTCCTAAAGCATAAGCAATCCATGTTTTATTATCTGACTTATACTTAAATCTTGTATTGATCTGCATTGGTTGAGGGTTAATAATTACATCTGCATTTGTTAAATCATACTTTATTGTATCCCAATCAAATCTTTTATTCTGAATTTCTATTTCATAGGCGCCATCATTATTATATTCCTCGTTTGATATAATAATTAATCCAATTCCTAACCTTGCTAAAGATGGAATAACTGACGGCAAAACGCTTTTAGCATTATGGCCATATCCAAACCAAGCAACTTTTTTTAATTTCTTTTCGTGCTTTTTCTTAAAATCAAAGAAGTCAAGATCTAATCTATCCGGTATCATTCTAACCGGTATATCAACTATCTTGCTAACATAGTCATATAATCCTTGTGATGAGCAAGTAATTGCATCAACAAGTTTAGATAGCTTAACTAATTCTAATTCTCCGGTTAACCAATCGGGATCGCATAGATCTAATATCTTAATGCCCGGGTATTCTTTCATCATCTCTGACCAATAAACTTTTTGGAATATCATAACATCACTTTT